GGGTGGGGGGGGCTTTTGGGGGGGTGCCGGTGGGCGATGACCCGCCCCCCGAAGACCCGCCCGCCGACACCGTCGGTGCCTTTGGACTCGATCAGATGCCCGGTGATCCGGTCGGCCTCTTTGCGTGATTCGGTCATACCGGTTTCGGTCGCTGCGTCCGGGACAGGTTCGTAGGTGGTGGTGGCCTTCACCTCGGATGGGTCACCGAGAGTGACGACACCGGACGGGTCGATCGAGTAGGTGAGTTTGAACGTGTCGTCGTCGAAGCCGGAGCTGTACACGGCCCAGTCGGGGCCGATGTCGGTGACGTAGATGTAGACCCCACCGCCGGGCTGCGCGCCGGACGCGGCGAGGAGGGCTTCGAGTCGGTCCTCGATCGCGTCCTGGACCTGGCGGCGGATCTCGTCGTAGGAACCGGACACGACCGCTTCGGTCACCGGGTCCGCTTCGGTCGCCGGTTCCGCCGGTTCCGGCAGATCCTCGATCGGTGTCAGCTTGCCCGCCGTGAGCCCGACGTACTGGCCGGTCGGCTTCCAACCACCGTCGGTTTCGGTGTAGAGCTCGACGCGGGCCGCAGGCTCGAGCACGGTGCCGACGACCTTCACCGGCACCGCCGGGACCTTGCCCTTGTGCACGGAGCGGACCCGGCCCTGCGCGGTCCCCGACGAGGAGGCCCACGACACGAAGTCGCGGGCCTTCACATCGGTCAACGTGGCGGCCTCGGTGAGGCGTTTGCGGGCGGGCATCAGCCGGCCGTGCCCTGCGGGTCGACCCGCAGCCACACAACATCGTCGGAGGTGAGCAGGTAACGCTGCCCGTCGGTCGTGGTCACGACGGTGCCCTCATCCGCGGCGGTCACGTCGGCGACCTCGGACTCGTAGCAGCGCAGCACCTTCGCGGCGTCGGCGTTGCTCGGCAGGTTCGACTTCTTGGATCCGCCCTTCGCGGCACGGGCCTCGACGTCGGCCAGGGCGGCGTGGGCCGCCTGCGCCGAGGTCGGGGCCGGGTCCGGGTCCGGTTCGGTCGGTGAGATCCCGGCGTTGTCGGTGATCGCCGCCACCGCCTGCGCCGGGATCTGCACGGAGCCGGTCGGCCCGAACGACGTGCCCGCGTCGGCCGTCGGCTTCACCGAGCCGACGGTGTCGGTGGCTGGGGTGCTTGGGGTGGTGGTCCGGGTGGCTGGGGTGGTGGTCCTGCGGGTCATGATTCCTACTCTCTAATCGAGGACGAGCTTGCGTTGGGTGCCGAGGCCGTTGGCTATCGCACCGGCGATACCGGCGTCTGCGAGGGCTTGGGCGATGTCGTCGGGGTTCGCTTCGGGACTGTCGAGGTCGGCGGTGTAGGGGACACCGGCGTACTGCTCCCACGCCTTCTTCGTCAGGACTTTCGCCGCTGCGGGGGTCATCGTCCCGTCGATGACCATCACTTCGAGGGCCTGCGCCAGTTTCAGTAGTGCGGCGGCGGTGGCCGCCTGTTCCTCGACGGCGATCTCCGGGCCGGTGATCGTCACCGTCTGCGAGGCCGGCACGTCAGCCTGGCTCGCGGTCCGGGCGTCGGTCGCCGGGACTGTCGCCGGTAGCCGCCCGGCGGTGACGGCCTGGTCGACGGCGTAGCGGCACAGTTCCGTCACGTAGGCGATCCACATGTTCTGCACCCCGGATACCCGGCGCAGGACAGGCTCGGCCATCGTCAGGGCCGTGGCGCGGTTCGCGTTGTCCGGGTCGGCGAGCCAGTGTTTCGCCAGCCCCGCACCGGAAGCGATGCTCGTCAGGATCGCCTTGCCCGCCTCGGTGTCTTCAGCGGCACCGGTCGGGGCGTTCTTGGCGTCCCAGTGGACCTTCTCGTTGTGGACCTCGATCGTCCCCGACCGGGGAATGTGGTACCCGCCGCGTTTCTTCACAAAATCGTCGATCTGCGTGCCGTCGGCGCCGTCGAGGGTGACGTCCCACACGAGGTAGCGGGCCAGCGCCGTCCGGTCGACAAGGTTCGACAGAACATTGTCGTAGTCGTCGAGCCAGTCGAGGATGGGGCCGAGGAACGGCTGCCCCCGCCGGTCGTCGAGGGTCGCCTTCCACGACGTCCACCACTGGGCTTGACCTGCGCGTAGGCCGGTCATGTCATCGACGCCGGCCACGGTCAGTTCGGTGTCGTCGACCGCCGGGGGGGAGATGACCAGCTTCGCCGGCCACAGCGGGTTGCCGTTGTGCAGCTTGACGGACACGATCCGCGACGGGGAGACCGGGGAGAACCGGGTCACCCCCGACAGCGGGCCGACCATCATCTCCAGCGCCGTCTCCCCCATCAGCATGTGGTCGCGCAGCAGCAGGTCCTGCAGGTCACCGAGCCGGTTGCGGGGGTCGTTCCAGAACTCGGTTACGACCCGGTTCACGTCCGGATTCGAGCATTGGATCGACAGACCAGAGTCGCCGATCACGAAACTTGTGTAGGTGTCGATGATGGCCCTGGCCATCGGGTTGAGCCGGTATGCGGCGACGGAGTAGGCGCGCTGCTTCTCCAACGTCCACTGCGGCACTTCACGGCTGCCGGAGCCGGCGCGGCGGAAACCCTGGTCACCGTCGATCGGGTCGACCGCGTACTGCCCCCCGGCGGCGCCGGAGACAACCAACTGTTCGAGGGTCGCCTCGGTCGCGCGGTCGCCCCGGTCGTTGCGGAAACCCAACCAGCCCATCGCGCGCCTCCCTAAATGTTCAGTCGGCCAGTGGACCGGAACGGGTTACCTGACTGGGCCGGGGCGGGACTACCCGACGCTGCCGGGATCTGCTCTTCGACGCGCTGGGTGGCGATGTCGTAGCCGAACACCGAGCAGACCAGCGCGTCGATGTGCGCCCGCGCGGTCTTCTTGTCCAACATGACGCCCTGGCTGGTGAGCTTCGTTGTCGCGTTGCCGGCGTGCCGGGCCAGCGCCGGGTGCCCGTCGTGGGTGAAGTCGCCGTCGAGGACCGCGTCGCGGAACAGCTTCGTTGCGGGCACCATCCGGGCCGCCGTATTCGGATACTCCACGACCGGGACGCCGGCCTCTTCCAGGACGCGGAACACCTCTAGCCACCGGGCCGGGTCGAAGACGATGCCGTGGCGCACATCGAGGTCGAATGCCAGGTTCAAGAACCGGCCGGCGAGCTGGCCGCCGACCTCGACCGGTGTCCGGCGGTAGAGCGCCGGCAGGATCGCCGAGACCTCACCGACAGGCACGTGCCAGCCGACGCTGCGTTCGGGCTTCTCCCACAGGGCGAGCAGGGTCAGGTGCGGTTTGTCGCCGCCGAGCCGCCATGCGGTGATCGCCGTCGAGTCGTCGCTGAAGGACCCGTCGAAGTCGATCACTGCGGGCTCGCCGGGGATCGGCGCCCGGTTCGGGCGGGCCAGCTTCTCCCATGCCCCGTCGGGCAGCCACGTCGTGCGGTGCGTCACCCAGATGTTGAGGCGCTTGGTTTTGAAGTCGGCCTCGGGCATCCGCTTAGCCCGGTCGGCCATCAAGTCCTGGTGCAGGAAGTCGCCGAGGGCCGGGTTCGACGGCGGCCAATGTTTCGGGTCGCGGTAGTCGTCGTCTTTCTTCAGCGTCGTCTCGTAGATCCGACCGCCGAGGCGCGGGTCGTGCTCCTCGCCGGACATCACCTTCTTGACCCGCTCGTACTCCCGGAAGGCGATCGTCGGGGTTCCGTCGGCGTAGTTCGTGATGCCCTTGGTCGTGAAGGCAAGGACCAGCGGGTGTGCCCGGGTGTCGCTGCCCTGATTCATGACGTTCCACAGGTCGTCGTCTTTCTGGGTGTGTAACTCGTCGAAGCCGACCCGCGACGGGTTGAGCCCTTCTTGGAGCCGCGACTCCCGCGAGAGCACCCGGTACACCGAGCCGGTGGCCAGGTACTCGATCACCTTCGAGCTGCGGTAGATCTTCAGCAGCTTCGAGAGTTCCGGGGACATCTCGACGGCTTCGACGACCTCGTGGTAGATGATCGACGCCTGCTCGCGGGAGCCGGCGCAGCTGTACACCTCGGCGCCCGGTTCGTCGAAGAGCCCGTCGAGCATGAGCCCAGCACCGAGCAGCGACTTGGAGTTCTTGCGGGCGATGAAGATCTCGTACGTGGTGTGCATCCGATGACCAGCAGGGGTCAGGCGCAGTGCGTCGCAGATCAGGTCGCCCTGCCAGTGCCGCAACTGGACGAGATACCCACGGCCGGCGCCCTTCGTCAGGCGGATCGTCGCACCGATGAACTCGCACGTGCGCAGACCGTCAGTGTTGGACTCAGACCACCTAGTCCTGCCCGGATCCCACAGCGCGGGGCCGCGGGGCAGCACGGCCGGGAACCGGGGCGGTGACCCGCGGGGCAGTCCGGCGCGCAACGATGTCGTCCTGGCCACTGCCACTCACCTCCGCGATACCTCGCTGAGCGCGGTCGGAGGGGGTGAAGCCGCACAGCGACTCGAGCTTCACGACTTCGGCGTTAAGCACGCGCAGCTGACTGACCGCAGGATGGGCGACGAGCCCGCCGCGCTGGCCCTTGGTGAACGGGCCGTCCTCGTCGATGACCAGGCGCAGGTGCGCCTCGTCGATGCGGGCCCGGCAGATCCGCTTCATCACGTCGATGTCGGCCGTGACCGAGAGCCACTTGCGGCCCGCGGCCCACAACCGCAGCCAGGCCTCGGCGCCGTGTTCGGCCAGGCACGCCTGGCACGGCTGAGGCTTGTCGCCGGTGCGGCCGCGCGCGATGAAGCAGACGGCGGCTAGTTCGGTGGTGCGGAGATCAGGCGGCACGGCAGGGACGGCGGGAGCGCCGGGGAGTTGGGTGACGCCGGTCGAGCTCGGCAGCGCCCGGCCGCCGGAGTCACGACCCGGCGAGCGGCCCGTGCGGCGCCTGACCTCGAGCGGCTTCGCCTTGGGACCTCGAGCACCCATCGGGCTCAGCTCCCTTCGATGATCATGGCGCGGCGGGGTGTGTGATCCGCTGAATGGGGATCAACCCGGA